TCGGCAAGCTGCTCAAGGCAGCCGCTCTAGTGAAGTCCGTACGGCTCGTGGTCGTGGTACTAGCCGACTGACTCCTGAAGGCATGTTTGCAGGGCCTCGTGTAGGCGCTGGTACAAACAAAGTAATTGGAGCCCTGACCATCGCCAGCATGATGCAAGGTGCTGCAAAAGATGCTGCCAATCCAGAATTTTGGAAGGGTAAATCCAAGGAGCTTCGCAAGCGGTACAACATGAAGGACACCCCGGAAAACAAGGGGTCAACTGCAACCAACGGTCGCTACGTTCCTGGCAGCCAACAATTGAAGTTCTCGGATTCCGAAGCTGCAAAGCCTGCAGAAAAGCAACCTGCACGTCCTGTTCGTAGTGCTAGCCAACAGCCCACTACGGCTGTCCGCAACCCCTCTCCCAAGGCCAAAGCCAGCACTCCCTCTAAGCCTGCACCGAAAGCAAGCGAGACCTACCGCGACGGCGGTAAGGGCTTGTACCAAGGCTCTAAGGAGTACCGGGACAAGGTTGGTGGCTCTGGTAATCCCCTGCTGAACCGCTTCCGTAAGGAAATGGGTCTGGATCAAGCCACGGGTCAACGGGCTGATGCCCCAACGGTTGCCAAAGAAGCGCCCAAGCAAGAACCAAAGGCTGCTTCGAAGTCTGGTGGTGAAGGCATCAAGGACAGCTTGAAGATCGATCAAGCCGCAACCAAAGCGGATTCATCCAAGTACTTCAACCAAGCATCAACCGACAAGATGCCCAAATCTGAAACTGCTGAGCAACGCCGTAAGCGCGAACGGATGCTTGCTGCACGCAAATCAGGTCTTGCATAACTAACTCCATAAATACGTGCCGCTCCTAACCGTGGGGCGGCATTGCCTCTTATTGGCCCCTAGAAGCCCCTGGAAGGCTGTTATTTATCCACTCAGGTACATTCTATCATAATGCCTATAAAACGCCGTACAGAGGCTCCTAGGGGGGTCTCCGTGATTGAGTCCCTACAGCAAGATTTTAAGCTCTTTTTACAAGCACTTTGGGGGCAGTTGGATCTGCCCTCTCCAACCCGTGCTCAATACGCCATTGCAGACTACCTGCAGCACGGTCCAAAGCGACTACAGATTCAAGCGTTCCGGGGTGTTGGCAAGTCGTGGATCACAGGTGCCTTTGTGTTGTGGACGCTGTTTAACAACCCAGAAAAGAAGATCATGATTATTTCAGCCTCTAAGGAACGGGCTGACAACATGTCGATCTTTCTGCAGAAGCTGATCATCGAGACCCCGTGGCTGGTGCACCTGCGTCCTAAAAGCGACGATGCCCGGTGGTCTCGTATCTCCTTTGATGTGAACTGCTCGCCATCCCAGGCACCGTCCGTCAAATCAGTCGGCATTACGGGTCAGCTCACGGGTTCTCGTGCTGACCTGATGATTCTTGATGACGTGGAGGTGCCCGGTAACTCCATGACGGAGATGATGCGAGAAAAGCTTCTTCAACTGTGTACAGAGGCCGAGTCCATCCTGACCCCAAAGGAAGACTCCCGCATTATGTACCTTGGTACGCCTCAGACCACCTTTACCATTTACCGCAAGCTGGCTGAACGGAACTACCGTCCGTTTGTGTGGCCTGCTCGATACCCACGCAAGCTGTCCCAATACGAAGGATTGATCGCCCCTCAACTCCAAGAGGACATCGATCAAGGTGCCGAAGCGTGGGGTATTACGGATCCAGACCGCTTCAGTCATGAAGACCTGCTGGAACGGGAAGCCGCTATGGGTCGGAGCAACTTCATGCTCCAGTTCATGCTTGATACGAGTCTTAGTGATGCAGAAAAGTTCCCACTTAAGTTCCAAGACCTCATCATTACCGCTGTTAACCCGACTCAAGCGCCGGATTCTGTTGTGTGGTGCAGTGATCCTCGTAATGTGCTCAAGGATCTGCCTACGGTTGGCCTACCGGGTGATTATTTCTACTCCCCGATGCAGCTTCAGGGAGAGTGGAGTGCGTACGATGAAACGATATGCAGCGTTGACCCGTCAGGTCGAGGCACAGACGAAACAGCTGCCACCTACATAAGTCAAAAGAACGGCTTTCTGTACGTCCACGAGATCCGTGCGTACAGAGACGGTTACTCCGACACCACCCTGCTTGACATCCTTAGAGGTTGTAAGAAGTACAACGTCACCAAGCTTGTCATCGAGACCAACTTTGGTGACGGCATCGTGGCTGAGCTGTTCAAGAAGCACCTTCAACAGACCAAGCAAACCATTGGTGTGGAAGAAGTCAGAGCCACCGTCCGCAAAGAGGAGCGGATCATTGACGCCCTGGAACCCATCATGAACCAACACCGCCTCATCGTTGATCGTGGTGTGGTCGAGTGGGATTACAACTCCAACCCCGACGACGCACCAGAAAAACGACTCCTGTACATGCTGTTTTACCAGATGAGTCGGATGTGCCGGGAGAAGTACGCCATCAAACACGATGACCGTCTCGACTCCCTAGCTCAAGGCGTCAAGTACTTCACCGATGCCATGGGCATCTCTGCCATGGAGGTGGTCAAACAACGGAAGATGGAGGAGTGGAGCGACATGCTCCAGGGGTTTATCGACGACCCCCAATGCGAGACCAACCACATCGTTCTTGGCATGTCTTTAGACCAAAAAAGACAAGCCAGAGGCAATTCCAAAAGTTCAGTCCCCACCTGGGTTTAAGACCGATCCCACCCGTATACAGGGGGAATGGAAGGGTGGACCGGAACCCCTGTACGGGGGAAGACAAGTCAAATAAAGACAATCTTCCCCTTTTACTATGTCCCTGGGAATGGACATCTAAAAAGTACCACCTTTAACTCACTCCCTTCAAGAACTTAATTCCGGATATACCGGATGTCCTGGAAGGGACATCACTTATATCACTAATTAGACAGTATGTCTGCTAGCCACCAAGTAGAGCTTATTCACATTACTCCTGATGCAGAAGAACTCATTGCCTATATGGCAAGAGTATCTAATCCATCTAATCAAACCAACACTAAGACAAGTGCTAGGTTAATTAGATACCTCATTAAACACAAACACTGGTCTCCCTTTGAGATGGTGAACATGTGTGTTCAAATTGAAACTACTCGGTCTATAGCAGCACAAATCCTTCGGCATCGGAGTTTCTCCTTTCAGGAGTTCTCCCAACGGTACGCACGGGTAGAAGAGATTCCCCGTAGTCCTTCCCTTCGGCGTCAAGATCAAAAGAACAGACAGAACAGTATTGATGATCTAGATGAAGTAATTAAGAACAACCTTGATTACGAGATTACCAAACACTTTGCAGCCGGTGTTCACCTGTACCAACAGATGTTGGACTATGGAGTGGCTAAGGAGTGTGCAAGAGATGTGCTTCCTTTGGCAGCTCCAACCAAGCTGTACATGAATGGAACCATTCGGTCTTGGTTGCATTACTGCGATCTAAGGACAGCTCATGGTACGCAAAGAGAACATGCACAGATAGCTGGTCAAGTCCAAGACCTGCTGTATCAACACCTTCCTAATGTTTGTGAGGCTATGTGGAGTGATGACTGAATTGTCAGACGATGATCTTGATGAGTTTGCTATCTTTTGGTGGGGACCAGAAAGCGACAGCCTTACAGTCTCTGAGGCAATTGAAAGTGGCCAGATGACTGCTTTTATACGTGCCCTTTCTACTTGGTTAACTGAGTAATTCTCTTTATGTCTGACCTTTCTCCTGCAGCACAAGCAATTCTGGATGCCTACCAGTTTGCACCAATCGAAGATTACCTTACGGCTGCTGCTGTCCTGCGAGCTGCTGCAGATCAGGTGGTGCCGGAGGGGTACGACCAAGCGTACGACTGCTGCTTAGAGATTATGAGCGAAATCCGCGACGACCTCCTCGCCATCTCCGCCGAACTGGAGCAACTTAATGAGGGAACTAAAACTAAATGAGTTTCACACACTGTATGTAACGTGGAAACAAGGCATCCCTTGGTTTGATCATTTGCTGCTTGGTCTGCTGGTCTGGATTGAGCGGTGGGTGATTGATCAACGGATCCAAGACAACCTGGATACCGAGATCGAGAAGTTCCATGAGGAAGTGAAAAAGGTGGAACCTGATTACGTCACTCCTATTTATACAGAAACGCTCTCAGAGGGCTCTACAAGCCTCCCTGAGATGCGTTTAACTGCTCCTTGGTACACTGGCTCCTAAATGTAATTTAAGGGGCCTTCCTGGGGCTTATAGATGGGTCTCAAGAATAAACGCCATCAGGTTGCTAATGCTTCGTCCTTCTTCGGTGCTCCTGGTGACGAGCTGTTGAAAGGTTGACCACGACAAAGTGGCGGTGACACGGACTGGTTTGCGTGTCGCAATTGTTGAAAGAGCTTGCAGGTTGGCCTGGGCTCGTAAGACTTGGGTCATCAGCTCAATTACGGTTGAGTTGGTCACGGGGTCGGTGTTGCAAGCACGCGGCCCCACCTCAATAACGTATCACAGTGATGTGAGTTGGTCTCAGAGTGCAGCAAATCTGGCTCACTTTGCGGCAAAAATTTCTGAAGGCATATACCGCGTCTGCAGGGCCGCCAATCCCCCCTATGGGGTGATCTGAGCGTGCTACTAGATCAATAATCTAGTCACCAAAAGGCCCTAAAACACCAGATCTAGCGTGATTCCGGGGCTGAAGACACTAGATCTACCACGGAAACCGTAGGCCAGCACTGGGCTAGTACAAATATTCTAGGCTCGATCTGTAGCGCCTCCCTGTTGTGTGACAGTTGGACAGGCTGCACAGCATCTGCTGCACACTGCATCCACTTGTGGGCACAATTGCTGCAGATCACAGCAGTGGTCAGCACATAGACAACGCTTCGGCTGCATATCTACGGCCCGTCACAACACGGAACCAGTGGCGCGAGCGATCCCACGAATCGGAGCCATGGCTGCAACCCAGCCAGCCGATACGGGCCGGACTAGACTCAATGCATCCACTCTGCTACGCTATCCACAACAACACCACCAAAGGAGTTGACCCATGAACATTTCCAAAATTGATCGGGTACATTTCACCGGATCAACCGTTGTCTTCCAACGCAGCAACGCCAGCCACACGGGCTGGTGTGCCATGGCCTACGAACAAGGCTTGCCCGTTGCAAGCCGCACCATCACGGAAGATCAAGTGCTGGAGTACATGGAAAAGCACGAACACAGCACAACGCTACGCTAATTCCATCCACTAACCTACGTAACCACAAGGACGCAGCAGCCATGTTTACATCCAATCGAATCCCTCACGATTCCGGTATGTATCACGAGCACATCTACCACGACAATCAAGTTGTGGCTCAGGTTCTCAGCGACAAAGACAACACTTACTGGTTTGTGTTGACTGACAATCACGCAATTTCTAGAGGTTACAAAACTGTAGCCGATGCAAAGAAACTGCTTTTCCTTGCCCTAGACAGACGCTACGCTTAATCCATCCACTCCGCTACCCAATCCACAAGGAGGCACCATCATGACCACCGATAAGACTCTCACCGAACTGCTTAAGGAAGCTGGCAGCCGTTGGGTTGAAACTGACTGGACGGCTCCCAAGAATGGCTGCATCGATGACATTATTGAGCGATTTGATGATTGTCCAGAATCTTTGCTGGACTTTGATCACTCTGATTGGGTGAACATGGCCGAACCTTATACTCACAAACTGCTTAAGCGTTGGTATGATCAAACAGACGGCATCCGTGCGCTGTTTAACGATTACTGCGAAGCCATTGGTGCAACTTCAACCCTTCAAGCTTTAGAGGGTGAGTGCGATTCGTTTGAGGATGGGGATGACATGAACGCTGCAATCGTCAATCATGCGATGACATGGGGTGCTCGCATGTTGGCCGATGAAGTTTACCCTAACCGTTGAAGGGGGATAAAATGTATTACGCAATCGTCAAATTCTCTCTTGAAGGTAACGAAATCTTGGACGGTTACGATGACTACGAAGCGGCAGAATGTGTGATTGATGACTATTGCGACAAGTACCCACATTCAATCGTCGATATAGTCGAGATTAACAGATAAAACCAACAACTAACTCCGGCCACAAACCGGAGTTTTTTAGTGCCCAAACCTTTCACAATCATCACAAGGACGCACGCCATTTGTTGTACCAAATTAGCTTCGGCCTAAATCCATACAGTTATACAACTGCTATGGAGTACATCAACGCGCCTACATACAAGGACGCATGGTGTATTGCTGACGGAATGTGCCATCCCAATGAGATGGTGC